AGCAAGACCTACATCGAAGCATAATTAGAGACGGGAGTCAACTGTGGCAACTACTAATAGAGATTTTAAGGTAAAGCACGGGCTAGCAGTAGCCGAAGGCGGTACTTTTGGTCAGGCTGTCACAGTTGGCACTCCTACTGAAAACACACATGCAACAACAAAACTATATGTTGACTCTGTTGCAGGATCAGCAGGAGTTACCGTTAGTGGAACAGCCCCAACATCTCCATCAAATGGAAATCTTTGGTTTGATACACTAACAGAACGAGTCCATGTTTACTACGGTTCTGAATGGGTTGCTATTGCAACTCTAGAAGATGCAGAAACACTTACAGACCATATTCACGATACAGCAATTGACGGATCTGGACTTATTGTGAGTACTTTTATTAGTGGTGGCTCATACAATGAACCAGGTGTTCTTGTAAGTGCTGGACTATATAACACAGCATCATTTGAGGCCACTTATGATGGTGGAACTGCAATAGATAATTTTAATTAATTATCTGATATAATTACCACATATAGTTAATTATTAAAAATAATGTAAAATAATTATCTAAGATACTTAACTAAGGAGACTATAAATGGCAACAAGAATGCAACAGCGCAGAGGTACTGCTTCTCAGTGGACTTCTGCTAACCCAATATTAAATGCTGGAGAAATGGGCTGGGAGTCAGACACAAACAAGTTCAAGATTGGTGATGGAACAAATCACTGGGCAGACCTTGATTACTTTATTGATATTAACTCAACAGTAAACCCAGCATTTGGATCAAGTATTACTTTTGAAGGTGCTACCGCTGATTCATATGAGACTACTCTTCAGGTAACAGATCCAACAGCAGACCGTACTATTACGTTTCCAGATGAAACAGGCACAGTTCAACTCAGAGTTACTGATGTTTCAGACACAGAAATTGGATACCTTAACGGTGTAACTTCAGCAATTCAGACACAGATTGATTCCAAGGCTCCAGCAAACAATGCATCATTTACTGGAACATTCTCTGCACCAACAGGAACAATTACTTCAACAATGATTGCTGATGGCACAATTGTTGATGGTGACATTAATGCATCTGCAGCGATTGCTCAGTCTAAGATTGATGGTCTTTCAACAAGCCTTTCTGCTAAAGCAGATCTTGCTGGACCAACATTTACTGGGACAGTAGTACTTCCTTCAACAACTTCAATTGGTGATGTTTCATCAACTGAAATTGGATACGTAAATGGAGTTACTTCGGCAATTCAGACCCAAATGGATGCTAAGGCTCCTCTTGCAGATCCAACATTTACAGGGACAGTATCTGCAGCAAACTTAACACTTTCTGGTGACTTGACCGTAAACGGAACTACAACAAACATTAACTCAACTAACCTTGTTGTAGAGGACAAAAATATTGTTCTTGGAGACACAACAACCCCTACTGATACAACTGCTGATGGCGGAGGTATCACACTTAAGGGCGCAACTGATAAAACCTTCAACTGGGTTGATTCTACAGATTCTTGGACTTCATCAGAGCACATTAATCTTGCATCAGGCAAGACTTTAAAGTACAATGGTACTGATCTAATTGCAGCACAGTCTGGTAACTCAGGCAAGTATCTTACAACTGATGGAACTTCAACTTCTTGGGGAACTGTCTCAGGATATTCTGCTCCAACACTTGGTTCAACATCAATTGCTTCAGGTGCAACTGTTACAACAATTGTTGGACTTACAAAAGTTCGTTCAGATGTATTTACAACACTTGATGCTAATGGATATGAAGTTGATATTGAAACAATGACAATCATGGGTGCTTTTTAAAAACTAAAGCACTAACTATAAAGTAAAGATTTACACGCTCTTATTGAGCGTGTTTTTCTTTTTAAATTTGTGCTATACTTAAGACTACTTCGCAAATTACGAAGTACTTATCTTATTTTACTTTGAAAGGTACATAATAAATGTCAGAAAGCGTATTCTCTTTTCGTCTATCAGAAGAATTTGTAAATAAATATCAAAGCATTCCAGCACCATTTGGATTCTCAGATGCAGGATCTAACTCGTTGGGAGAGGTAACGTTTATTCGTACATATTCTCGTGTTAAGGAAGACGGGACAAAGGAACGCTGGCATGAGGTTTGCCGTCGTGTAATTGAGGGTATGTACTCAGTTCAAAAGAACCATGCTAAAGATAATCGTCTACCATGGAATGATAACAAGGCTCAGAAGTCTGCTCAAGAAGCATTCCAAAGAATGTTTGAATTGAAGTGGACTCCACCAGGTCGTGGTCTCTGGGCATTCGGAACTCCCATGACTATGGAGAAGCGTAACTCTGCATCCCTTCAAAACTGCGCTATGGTTTCAACAAGAGACATTGATCGTAATGATCCAGGTGCTCTTTTTGCTTGGGTAATGGATGCATTAATGTTAGGTATTGGTGTAGGGTTTGATACCCTTGGACAAGATAAGCAAATGTCTATCTATGCTCCAACTGAGCCAGCATCTATTTATGAAATCCCAGACACTCGTGAAGGATGGGTAGAGTCTGTTAGATTACTTATTAATTCATTCCTTCGTCAAAACCAGCCTATTCAAGAGTTTACCTATGACCTTATCCGTCCTCTAGGTGCCCCTATTAAGGGCTTTGGAGGCGTTGCAAGCGGTCCAGCACCACTTATTGATCTCCATACACGGATTCGCAATGTGATTGGCTCTAGAGCAGGAGAGGCCCTTGATAGCCGTGCTATTGTAGACCTTGTAAATCTTATTGGCACCTGTGTTGTTTCTGGAAATGTTCGTCGTTCTGCTACCCTTGCACTTGGCGTTCCACAAGATGAAGGCTTTATTAATCTTAAAAATCCAGAAGTATTTCCTGAAAGAAATTCATATGATCCAGAAAAGCCAGGTTGGGCTTGGATGAGTAATAATTCTATTGCTGCTGAAATTGGAACTAAGTATGAAGACTATGTAGATCTAATTGCAGATAACGGAGAACCAGGTTTTATCTGGCTTGATGTTGCTCGTAATTATGGAAGACTTGCAGATGCACCTGATTATAAAGATGCTCGTGTTATGGGATTCAATCCATGTGCAGAGCAACCACTTGAGTCTTATGAACTTTGTACTCTTGTAGAAGTTCACTTAAACCGTCATGAATCTAAAGAAGATTTTCTTAAGACATTAAAGTTTGCATACCTTTATGGAAAGACTGTAACCCTTATGCCAACACACTGGCAGCAGACAAACGGTATTATGCAACGCAATCGCCGTATTGGAACATCTCTAACAGGTATTGCTTCATTTGCAGATACTTATGGACTTCCAACAACTCGTGAATGGATGGATGAGGGATATAACAAGATTCGTCACTATGACCATCAGTATTCAGAATGGCTTTGTGTTCGTGAATCAGTTCGTGTAACCACTGTTAAGCCTTCAGGATCTGTATCACTTCTATCTGGTGCTACCCCTGGAGTTCACTGGGGTCCTGGTGGAGAATTTTATCTTCGTGCTATTCGCTTTGGAAATACTGACCCAATGCTTCATTTGTTTAAAGCAGCGGGGTATAAGATTGAAGCAGACCTTGTATCAGCAAACACATCAGTAGTCTATTTCCCAGTAGCGTCTGGACACAAGCGTGCAGAAAAGCAAGTTAGCCTATTTGAAAAAATTGGTTTGGCAGCAACTGCTCAGAAATACTGGTCAGATAATGGTGTTTCTGTAACCCTTTCTTTTGACAAAGAAGAAGAGACAAAGTTTATTGCTCCAGCCCTGAATATGTACGAAGGACAGTTAAAGGCAGTATCATTCCTTCCAATGGGAAATAAGACATATCCTCAGCAACCTTATACAGAAATAACAAGAGAAGAATACAACTCATATGTAGGTAAGATTGGCAAGATTGACTGGTCTGCTATTTATGATGGGGTAGAAAACCTTGAGGCTGCTGGTGAGGCATACTGTTCTACAGACGCATGTGAGATTAAGTTTTACTAGTCCCTAGCCTGCTATAATAGTGGTATAGGAGAACAATGTCTAATCCATCAAACTTATATGCAGAAAAGATCTTTTCGGAACACCCATTGGTTTTGTGGGCACTTGACGATAAGGCTGACTATGTAAGTTTGATTACAGAGGCTCAAAGAAATATTGAATCTCTTTGGACCGTAACTGGTGGAACTAGAAATACAGATCCTGGAAGTGGTGCAGTAAATCCACCATTTGAGGATAGCCTTTCAACTAGTATTCTAGGTACTGTTCCATCTGGATCTCCAGGAAATATTGTTCTTATTAGTCCAAACCTTACTAATTTTTCTAACATGAATGCTTCTCTTGGAACTTTCTCTGTTGGATCTTATTTTTATTCAAACAGTATTTATGCTAATTCTGTATCTATTGGATACGAGTATACAGACCCAGCAACATCTTCAGTTGTTCAACAGTTAGAAACATTCACTGATCCAATATACAATAGGTGGTCTTTTATATCTTCTACTTTTACAATACCAGACAAGGTTGCAACCTTCAGGATTGTAATTAAAATTGCTACTGCTGTTGGCGGAGCATCTACTTCAGATTATGAATTTTATGTTAATGGTATTAGTGCGGGACAGTGGGCAGAAGAATTTCATGCTACCTCTCTTGGAACTTCCGTTTCTTCATTTCCTACAGACATTGCCCTAACGCAAGACTATGCAGTTGAGGCACTTCCATACGGATTAACAGATGTTAGCGGATACTATTTGGCATCAGCAACATCTTTATTTGCAAGGAACACAAGTATACCGTTGGTGTATGGTGCATCAGGACTTACTAAGATTACTCCAAATGGAGAAAATCCTTCTTTAATTATTCCAGGTCAAGGATTCTTAAATGAACTTGGCAGATACAATGAGTACACTGTTGAATTCTGGGCAAGAATAAACTCAGATGCAACACAGCCAAAAAAGATATTTGGACCAATTGCATCTTCAGATGGTCTATATGTTGAGTCTGGATTTATAACATTAAAAATTGGAAATGCATTTAGATCACACTTTGTTGGCGAATGGTATCGACCAATGCTAATAAATATTAGAGTTATTAAAAATGCTGCAAGTTTACTTGTTAATGGAGAAGAAGTTTTGTCCCTGTCTTTTGACACAGAGTCAATATCTTTACCCGCAGCACTAAATGAAGCAAACCAAGACTCTCAAGACTGGCTTGGTTTTTATGCTTATACAGATGTTCCAGAAATAGAAATTGACTGTGTAGCAATTTATCCATACCAGGTCCCAGTTACAGTTGCTAAGCGTAGATGGGTTTATGGTCAAGGCGTTGAATCACCAGAAGGAATTAACTCAGCCTATGGTGGAACATCTGCATTTATTGATTACTCTTTTGCAGATTACACAGCAAATTATTCATACCCAAACTTTGCTAAATGGCAACAGGGAACATTTGATAATCTTGTTACAACAGCAACATCCCTACAGACACCAACATATGCTTTGCCAGACATATTTCTTGAGACAAAAACATTGCAAGAATTTTATAATGATAATCAGGCAATTCAAGTTGGAAATGCAAAGTTTATGTGTTTGAAACCAAATGAAGACTGGAGCGCTATTGATGGATATATTAACTTCTCTAGTCTAGACATATTAAACGACGAAGTACACGCCATCTATTCTGTAATTCAGGCAACTGATGCTGATGCCGATGAACAAATCCTTATTGATATTCAAGACACACTGACGGGAAATAAACTTAGCGTAATTAAAGAGGGGCTATTGGTTAAATATTATCTAACCTATAACAACGATCAAGAACTTCTATATACAACAGATGCACTTGTTCTTAATACAAAAAGAGCAGTTGGAATAGATATAGATAAACTTATTAATACTTTTGGCGGAAATGTTTCAACATTTTTTGGAAGCAGAAAAGGCCTTACCTTATACATTGGTGGAGATAAGACGGGAACTAAAACTTTCTCTGGATACATCTATACAGTTGGATTATGCACAACATCTAACAAGGCTCAGTTAACAGATCACTTTCTAGACAATGGTATCGCAATTCTTACTTCTGGAGATGAACTAATTGTTCACACTGCAAGTTATACTCTTTTAGCAAATGAATCCTACAATACTTTCTTTCTAGATATTGGAATTTCTGGATATTGGGAAGATTATATGCCTCTTTCATACTTTGCTCAGTATGTAAAAAATGACGTTGGTAATGAATACTATGATCTAGATTTTATTCAGTTTAATGTTGACTATCCAGAACCATCTACAGTTACCCAGGCAGATATTGGCGTTGAGTCTTTTTCTTATCTTGACTTGTATAATCAGTATGCTTCTCCATCTCAAAGAACTTATACTGATCTAGCAGATGCAACTGAAACTGGCTGGGAAGACTATCTAGATATGGCTGAGCAATCTGTAAGTGCTTATATATATAATACAGACAATTCAGAGGTTAGAAGTTATATAACATTTCAATATGTTGCAGAAGGAGCAAACTCTCCAGTTGCAAACTTTTTGACAGTAGACAGACCGCTACAAACAAAAATATTAGATATGGACAATCATCCGCAATGGGAAACTACAAGATTTGAGGTTGTAAACAATACACTTATTTATCCAAGCAAAACTGTAGACTTTAATGAGTTAGCAGTTGTGTATCGTCTTGAGTTTAATATTCGTGGAATATTAACCAAGCCACTAAACCTAAGAAACCTTTCCCTTGCTTCTCAAGTTTTAAATGACAACTCTTTTAATCCTATTGGTACAAAATTTGGAAACGACTTGTTCCCATATAAGAGGTCTGGAATATATTATGACTATAAGTCTAAAAATCCTTTTAGCATTTACAAGGGAAGCACTCCATACCTTTATATGACAAAAAATTCAGGAATTGAAGTTCGTGGAGATTTTATTTCTTCTATAGATCGTGGAGTAGCCTTACCAGTAAACACAACGCTTGCAAACAATTATCGTATTAGTGCTTTCCAGGCTTGGTACAGAAATGACAACGCTCTTTTTTCAAGTTCTCCAGTACAGTTGTTTGAAATAAGACACAAGAATGAAACAATAAAGTTTTATACAAAAGCAGTTAATGCTTCTGGTAGTAGAGCAAAAATATACGCAGTTAACGACTCAACTGGAGAAGAGGTCAATGGGTTATCTTATTATATTAACGGGTACATTGTCAGAGAGCCAGTTCTAACAATTAAAGAGTGGACTGTAATAGGTATATCCTTTGGATCATCCCTAATCTTTGACTCATTCTTGGGGTCAATAAATGTAAATGGCCCAGGAGTATTTAATAATATTTCTTATTACCAAGCAACAGACTTGCAGCAAATTCAGAGCGTCATTACAAGACCTTGGGCAAATGTTAAGACAGAAGATGGAACCAACTTTGACTGGCAGCATTGGAAGACTAACTACTCGTGGAACGGTATGCTAGTTGTATCAACATCCTCAACCTATGGTGTAAACCCTTCAGAAATCTATAAAACCTATATTGGAACCAATAAGATTATTGTAGATGATGGTGAAGGCATGAGCCTAGACTCTGATAAACTTAAGATTTATGATGCTGTTGAGTGGTCAAGTTCTGTTGTCACTGCAGTCTAATATGGTATACTAAAGGTTATGAATCCATTAATTAGTCAAAAAACTGGTAAGCCTATTGTAAGCAATGTCCGAAGAAAGGTCATTGAGAAGCAGTATGACTGGGGTCTGTACGTATATAAGAAATCAACTGGCAAGTGGTTTACAGACGGAGAAGGCAATGTACTCAACATTGAGTCAATGCGTGGTGACATTTCTAAGATTGCACAACTAAAAACTGCAGCAAAACACTTTGGTGACCCAGGAGATGGTGAAGCCGTGTTTGTTGCGGGACTTACAAGAATTACAGATGAAGAACACTCAGAGCAGATGGACAGACTCAAGCAGGGGTTAATTCCATCAATGAACGATCTAGGTGCTTGGCATGCTGCACAGCAAACAGTTGACAAATTTGGTAGGGGTGCTTTAGATGAGTGAAGAAAAAAGATACATTGGTGCAAGTTTAAATACACAAGAAGATCAAGAAGATATCTTTAAAGACCAAGATCCTTTTATCAAGTCTTGGGAAACTTTAAAAGAATACTCTGGACTAGATCAAAACTTTAAAAGAAGAGTTTCAAGAGTTGTTAATAAGGCAGTTGGTGATGATGCGTATTTAGATTCAGCAAATGCAATGCCATCAGGACAGGATTCTGGATCTAAACAGATTAATCCTGGAACCGTATATCGTAATGGATACGGCCTATTTGATGTTATTACTCCACCATACAACATGTATGAGTTGGCTAACTTTTACGATACATCCTTTGCTAACCATGCAGCCATTGATGCCAAGGTAGAAAACATTGTTGGACTTGGTTATAGATTTGATATGACAGACAGCACCTCTCTTCGTTTTGAAATGAGTGAAGACGAAGACAAAGTAAAGCGTGCTCGCAAACGTGTAGAGCGAATGAAGATTGAGATCCGTGACTGGCTAGAAAGCCTTAATGATGATGACTCATTTACAAAGATTATGGAAAAGGTTTTTACAGACCTTCAAGCAACTGGTAATGGTTTTGTTGAAGTAGGAAGAAATGTTGAAGGCGAAATTGGATACATTGGTCACATTCCTGCAACCACTGTTCGTGTTCGTAGACTACATGATGGATTCCTTCAGATCATTGGACAAAAGGTTGTTTACTTTCGTAACTTTGGAGCAACTAATCCTAACCCAGTAACAAATGATTCTCGCCCAAATGAGATTATTCATATTAAAGAATATTCTCCACTAAATACTTTTTATGGAGTTCCTGATATTGTTTCTGCCCTTCCATCTCTTATTGGAGATAAGTTGGCCTCACAATATAATATTGACTATTTTGAAAACAAGGCGGTACCAAGATACGTAATTACACT